TTGTCTAGTTGGTCTTGTGTAATCATTTACTTTAGTCCCCCAGTTTAAAACAGATCTTAATCCTGGTGCTGATAAATGCATATCAACACCATATGGTTTCCACGCTTTCTTTACTAAATTTAATTCAAGCAATAGATTAGACCACTGTTTAGTGCTAACACCGTTTACTTTTATAGTTATTATTTTTTCTTTCATGACTATAGGATAATCATTTAGAAATAAATGTCAACTATTGTTTTCTCCCCTGACGGTTGTAAGGCTTGTGATCTCTTTTTTCTGATTTTGATAATGATTTTTTGTGACGTCGTGGACGTTTACGAGGTTTTGGTCTTGGTACAAAGTTTGTAAATTTACGTTTCGCCATCGAAATATTTATCTACTGTTGATTGCAATGTTTTACCTGTTAAAGTGGGCATGTAAACTATCTTACCATTAATATGTTGCTCTAAATCTGTTCCACAAGTTACACATCTATAGTATTGTGTAGTGATGGATACTAATAAAGTATCTTCCTCACATGTAGGACACACACCATTAACTACCTCTGGGGTAAATCTCCATTGAATTTTTTTTCCTGTCATATGCTTTCTTATTCTTTATCACACGTTGATGATAACGTCTATCTCTTAATTTTTTTGCAATTTTATTACTTTTTTTAGTCAAGAATTAATGAAAGAATTTTTTTCTCACCCATGTATACTTCTACGTTTGCCTTAGACTGAATGCATTTAAACGTAACTCTTTCACCAGGACTTCTGTCCTTCATCGCGTAACGTCTGGCTTTCATACAGCTAGATAACGATTCGTGATAACGGTGTTCTATAATTTTGTGGTCCTGCAGGAGCAACAAAGCAAATACCATCTCTATCATTCGTGCCCACTCCCATTTCTAATTAATTTCTCTACGTCTTCTGTAAGTTTTTCTGTTCTACTTTTTAAAAAATCAATGTTAACTGCATTGTTTCTCATACCTTTAATCTCTGTATCTAAGTCCTCCACGACGCTGCTTAAATGCTCTACCTCTATTTGCGTGCTGTGTCTATTGAGTGTTTCATGTAATCCAAAATATGCCCAGGTTCCAATTGCTACCATCGCAATCAGTGAGGCAACCGTTTTCATAGGCATCTGCACGGCAGCTTGTTCAGAAATTTTTAAAGGTTTATTACTCATTTGGTCCTATAAACTTATCGCCCATCAGTTTTATATCAGGATTCTCTTTCTTGTAATTATCTTTTAGATCGTCCCAATGACTGCCTTCAGGCTTCTTATTTTCAGGAATGATTATACCAGAACACTTTGAAACTAGCAATGCGAAGTTAGGGTTACGTTGAATAGTGGGGTTATTATTGACTTTTCCACACATTTTCATCAGCTCTAGTTGCTGTTTTAGTTGTACGTTTTCTGTCTGTATTTCTCTAAATTCTTTTGTGCAGGCTGAACCCAGATATTTTCTCCAAGTAAATCTTATTGACTGATCATCACTAGGACTGCTATAATTGTTAGTAGGATCATAGTGTCTATACCTACTTTCATAATCCCTTTGTTCAACCGATATGTCGAAAGAGCCAGTGCTGCAAGTATTAGTACCGTCATTGAGATACTCATTTCTAGGATACGCAGGAGTCGTGCAGAATGCTAGAGCTGTTAACATTAAAATAAGAATTCCTGTAAAGTAATAATTCATCCTGGCTATCTCCATAATACATTACCTACTTAGATCCTTAATATCGTAGTCGTGTTCTCTGACTTGATCTGCTAATTGCCTATATAAATTTTCTGCCATCTGCCACGTTGCTTCAGCAGATGATAGTCTTGTATTAATCTCTGTAATTTTTTTCTCAGCTACTTTTAAATCTCTTTCAAGATTTATAATTTGTTGTTCTGATGAATTAATACTATCTGTAAGATTAACTACATATCTGACACCTGTGAATGTCCCCACTACAAGTGAAGCCACCACAGGCACCATTACTATATTTTTTTTTAATAAATCTACTAAATTCATTATTTAATAATTAAAGCTGCTACTAAAACTATAAAAACAAGAGATTCAATCTTGTGATTTGCCCAGTAATGCAAAGCTTTATCTTTTATTTTTTTAATCATGTTTTTTCTCCTCTATCTCGTAAAAGAAATTATCAGTGTCTTCTGTTCGCCACTCTTGTGTATCTTCCACGTTCCAATAGTTAGTTTGAACCTTCCAATCCGGAATTTGGTCTTTAACCGTAAACGACGGTATATCCCAAATTAATCTGTTGTTAGGTTGTGCTGCATAGTTGCCATCATTTAAGGCAAGTATGTGAGCGCACTTATGCTCGTGCGGGATCTCAGAATGATCAGTGTCTAGTATATTAGGCTCTGGATGTGCAAAGTCAACAGTAAATAAATATCTACCCCAATGCCATTTTTTATCTTTACCGATGTACTTACCTGATTGTGCTTCTAAGATATCCCAACTAGTAATAGCAGGATAATAACTAAAAGCATTCCACAACTGAAGTTCATCAAGTCTTCTCCTTGGGAC